AGATAAAATCCCTGGTATAAACTTTAACAACAAAAGGGTTCAAATTATTGCTGCTCTTGAAGAAAGTTTAAGACATGGATTAAAAGTTCATTCATCAAGATTATTGAACGAAATGAATACGTTTGTTTATATCAATGGACGACCAGACCACATGAAAGGACAACATGATGATTTAATCATGTCTTTGGCTATGGCAATTTATGTATCAGATTCATCTTTTTCACAACTTACAAAGGTCACACAACAAGCCAAAACAATGTTGGAGTCTTGGACAGTTCAATCACACGAACCACCAAAAGACCAATACTTTAATCCATCAATGCCAAATACAAACGTCAGGGATAATCCGGTGTATAGAAATCAACCATCACAAAAGGATTATGAACAGTATTTATGGTTATTCGGCGGTATGAAGCGTTGATAAAAAAATAATATAATATAGATTTTCAATATGGACCAAAAAAACTTGACAATATGGCAAAGATTATCCCAGGAGTTAGGACCTAATTCTTTGTTGGGTCAAGACATTCCCACATATAAGTTTGATAAAAAAGAACTTTTAAGAACTCAGGATAAGGCTGAGTATGAAAAACAAAAACTCCAAGCTCAACAAACTTTTTATATTGCAAGCCAATGGGCTAAGATTGAAAATAATCTTTATAGTCAAGCAATTTATTATGAACCAACTCGTTTGGCTTCGTACTATGATTACGAATCAATGGAGTATACTCCTGAAATTTCTGCAGCTCTTGACACATACGCTGAAGAATCTACTACGGTAGATGAAAATGGTTACATGTTACAAATCTATTGTGATTCACCAAGGATTAAAGCGGTCTTGGGTGATTTGTTTAACAACGCATTGGATATTAATACAAACTTACCAATGTGGACTCGTAATACATCCAAATATGGTGACAACTTTGTATTTTTAAAATTGGACCCTGAAAAAGGTGTAGTTGGTTGTTTACAATTACCAAATATTGAGGTTGAACGTATTGAGGTTGGTATGAAAGGAAGAGCAACATCAGGATATGGTGGGGCAATGGCTTCAAATGCCGGTGTAAAAAGTTTAACATTTACTTGGAAAAACAAACAACTTGAATTTAACAGTTGGGAAATCGCACACTTTAGATTATTGGGTGATGATAGAAAACTTCCTTATGGTACATCAATGTTAGAAAAAGCAAGACGTACTTGGAAACAGTTGGTATTGGCTGAAGATGCCATGTTGGTTTACAGAACATCAAGAGCACCTGAAAGACGTGTATTCAAAGTGTTTGTGGGTAACATGGATGATGGTGATATTCAACCATACGTTCAAAGATTTGCACAACAATTTAAGAAAGACCAAGTTGTTGACCCTCAATCAGGAAACGTGGATATGAGATTCAACCAAATGGCGGTTGACCAAGATTTCTTTATTCCTGTTCGTGACCCGTCAGCACCAAACCCAATTGAAACTTTGCCTGGAGCACAAAACTTATCAGAAATTGCCGATATTGAATACATCCAAAAGAAACTTTTAACAGCTCTTAGAATTCCAAAAGCGTTCTTAGGGTTTGAAGAAGTTGTTGGTGATGGTAGAAACTTATCATTACAAGATATTCGTTTTGCTCGTACAATTAATAGAATTCAAAAATCTATGGTTGCAGAACTTAACAAGATTGCAATCATTCACTTATTCTTATTAGGTTTTGAAGATGAATTGGGTTCATTCCAATTGAGTTTAACTAATCCATCTAAACAAGCTGACCTTCTTACCATTGACGTATGGAAAGAAAAAATGTTGTTATATAAAGATGCCGTTGCACCAATTGAAGGTATTGCACCAACATCACAAACTTGGGCTAAGAAACATATTCTTGGTTTCTCTGATGAAGAAATCAAATTGGATTTACAACAACAAAGATTGGAAAAAGCGGTATCACTCGAAATTCAAAATACAGGTAACGTTATTACTAAGACAGGTATCTTTGATAGTCTTGATAGATTGTACGGTAATAAAACAACAACAGGGGCAACTGAAACTGAGACATCAACTGAATCAGGATTTGGTGACTTTGGAAGTGAGCCACCGGCATTTGGAGGTTCAGAACCACCGGCTGAGGCAATACCAGCGGCAGGTGAAACACCACCAGCACCTGGTGGAGTAACACCTGAGTCAATTAAAAAAGACATGAATTTAATCTTAGAAAGAGATAATGTTTACGGTGTAGACGATATTGATTTAGAAAAAGGAAGTCGTTCTTTGGGTGTTATTGAAGAATCTCTTAGAAAACTAATAGATTGATATATTTATTAATAAAACCTATTATGAAATTTGGACAATTAATGAGCAAAATAGAAGAGTTATTAATTAACTCTTATGTAAATGAAACAGTTAAACTTGAGTTGAAAAACTTTAACAAGTTGGTGTTGGAAAATAAAAACGCCAGCACAATGTTTTTTATTTATACAGAATTGTCTAAAAACAAAGGTTTAGATAAAGAAATTGCTGAAGCATACATCAACGAGTCTTTGAGACAAATTGAGAAACTTTTCCCAAAATTAAATACTCAAAAAATTGAGTATTGGGTAAAGGATGTTGTATGTGAAAACAACTACAAAGATATTGACAATATTGTTTACAGTACTCCTGATAAAATAATGGAAACTGTTACAAGTAAAAAAGCGTTGATTAGTTTATTGAGTGAGTCATCTGAGACTAAATCTCATATTGATTTACCAATAGAAACTTTATTAAACATAGCCAACAAATCAATTAAAGGATACATCGATAATTTAGATGAGGATTCTAAAAGAGATTTGTCTAAAGTATTAATGACAGAAGATGTGGAACTCTCGAAAGAATTTGATGAATTAAAATCAAAGACTATTGGTAAATTGAGTAACATCACAGAATCATTGGATGATATCACTAGTAAGAAATTGCAGGAAACTATTGACCAGATTCAGTCTGATACTTTTTCAAAAATCAATTATGTAAGATTATATAATCTCCACAACAATTTATAAATTATCTTTATCTTTTTGGGACTGAACGTATTTGGATTTCAGTTTCTGATTTCTTTTCAAAACACTTTTTTTCTCGTACTGTAATCTTTCACGTAACTTTTCATTTTGTTTTGTTTTGATTACTTTTCCTTTGAGAACTTTTAAGGCTTTCTCCAAACTCTGACCATTTTCTATTTTTACTTTTAACATATTCTATTAAATAATTCAAATATGTTAAAAAGTTTGACTTGATAATTAAAATTGGTTAATTTTTATCAACAAATAAATCTAATTAAAATGATTATTAATGAAAAAAGGGAAAACGGCACGAATCATTGGGTTCAGTGATTCAAAGGTGAGTTATGGTACAGTTGATTCAAAAAATTTCAAATCAGTATATCTAAACTTACAAAGTTGGGTATCTCCAAAAGAAAATTATGAAAAGTGGGAAAGAATTGTGGGAAATTTCAGTAGAAATATAAAACACACAGTTTACGAAATCGCAGACAAAGACACATTCAAAGAAACAAATATCGTAGATTTAGATTTAAGAACAAGTGGTATTGTCTATGGAAAAAAGAGTTTTATGAATTTAGAAATAACTCTTTTTCTAAATGAAAATATGGATTTTAAAGACCCCCAACTCAAAGAAAAACTTAAGAAAATTGCCAAAGCTATTTATGTAGATAATTTTAAGAATAACGACTATTTTGATTTTACTATTTCAAAGAAAGTAAAAGATACAATTTGATGGTATTTATTATTAAAATGTTTTTATGAAAATATTAGGACCACAAGATACAGGTAAAGGAATATTGGTTGAAATGGATGCGGGATATATTTCCCCAACTGAAACTCACAATAAGAATTTATTAGAGCAAGCCAACAAAAATATGTTGGACTATTCAAAACCATTTGAATTCTATGCCGTACTACAAAAATACAATACACCAAACCGTAATGGTAGAGTGTATCCTGAAAAGATTCTCAAAAGAGAAGCTGACAACTACAAGAAGATGATTGCCAAAGGAACGGCACTATCTGAACTAAACCACCCTGAATCATCATTAATTGACCTTGACAGAGTATCTCATCTCATCAATGACGTATGGTGGGACGGACACATCCTTATGGGTAAATTAAAGCTTCTTACATCACCTGGGTTCCACGAAAGAGGAATTGTGTCTACCAAGGGTGACCAAGCAGCGAACTTACTAAGACAGGGGGTTACATTAGGTATATCATCACGTGGTGTTGGTTCACTTAAAAAAGTCGGTGAACAGAATGAAGTACAAGGAGATTTTGAATTAATTTGTTTCGATTTAGTATCATCACCATCTACACCTGGTGCATACTTGTTCACTAATGTTGATGACAGAAATAAGTTTGAGGAAAATTTGGAAGAAGAGAAGGTTTCAAGAACACCTGAAATTGGTGTGAGTGAAAAAGGAATGAACCGCTCTATTGACTTATTGAAAAAATTAAATCATTATTTGGACAAATAATATTAAAAACATGGACGAAAAATATTTTGTAGCAAAAGTACAGTACGAACTACCTGATGAAAACACAGGTAAATTGAAAAAAATCAGAGAAGAGAAATTGGTGAAAGGTTACTCAGTAACCGATGTGGAAGCCAAGGTTACTTCACGATACCAAGGGTTCCAACATGATTGGCGAATCACGGCAGTATCTGAGAGTAAAATTGATGAAGTAATTGAAGATTAATAAAAACCCCTCCTAACCGAGGGGTTTTTTTATTTATTTTGGGTTTCTGCCAACCCAACACCAACTTTTTTTAAGTTGGGATATATTTATTATGTAAATTATTCTAAAATTTATATGGCAGACAAAAAGTCATTAGTCGAGGAAGCATTACTCCAAATGAAAAATTTGGAAGAAGTAGTGGCTGAAAATGCAAAAGGAATACTTGCTTCAACAATGAAGGGAGAAATCGCAGAATTAGTAAAAGAGTCTTTGAAAAAAGAGACTGACGAACAAGAAGAAGACGAGATGGGTATTGAAATGGATTCTATGGATGACATGGGAGACGAAGATGAAATGGAAATCGACATGGATATGGACGATGAAGATGACATGGACGTTGAAGACATGGAAATGGACATGGAAATGGATTTTGATATGGACTCGGAAGATGAACAACCAATTGACCTTACAAACGCTTCTGATGAAGAAATCTTAAAGGTATTCAAATCTATGGGTGATGAAGATGGTATTATCGTTAAAAAAGATAACAATCAAATCACTTTGGAAGATGAAGACGAAGATTCAGAATATATCATCCAATTAGAAGGTGATATGGAAGATGGAATCATGGACGAAGAAAACATGGAAATGGAAGGAATGGAAATGGAAGAAGCTGATGATTTATCTGATGAAGATTTGGATAATATGATGGCTGACATTTTTGGTTCTGAAATGGAAGAAGAGATGTATGAAGAAGACATGGAAGAATCTTATGAAATGGAAGAAGAGGAAGATATGGAAGAAGGTGATGTTGTTTACGAAATAACTATGGACGATGATGAGGACGATGATGAGGATGAAGACGAGTCTGTAAATGAAAATAAATTCACAGTTAAACCAAAAATGGGAACATTGAAAAAATCATCATTAACTACTAAAGCAGAAACTAAAGAAGGTTCAATGATGTCAAAACCTGTGGTTGGTAAAGGTGTAAAAACAGGTACCGCAAAATTTGAATATAAAGAAGGTAAAAAAATGGAAACAAACGAAGCTTCTATCGAACCAAAAGGTAAAGCTAAAGGTGTTGGTATGAAT